TGTTTGATGGACAGTTCCAATAAAGAATCAATAATCATTTGTTGCTCCTTATTTCACGCGGGCTTCGGTTGACAACAGGGAGTCGGTAACGCGGACCGGCACGCCCTCGCCGTCGCCGAAGTGAGTTACCAACTTGCCGCCAACTTCGCGCTGGGTGATGGTGTGGTTTGCGGTTGCTGCAATTTGAGCGCGCAACATACGGCGCAATGTGCGGTTCATGTAGAACGCCGGACGGCCTTTCAGGTTCGGAACAAGCTCCAAAGCATCAACCATCAATTCAGGCAGGTTAGGACCGGTTTTCAGTGTTTTATCCAGTTTTTTGACGTCGATGTTCGCAATGCGGACAACGTAACGCCAGTCGCGGACGCACAAGCCGTTTTCCCAAACGTATTTGCTTTCGTGGGCTTCGTAGCGGTTGCCTTCGTCGTCATTGACGGTAACGATACCCATGTCTTTCTTTTGTAAGCCTGCTTTTGAGCCTTTCGGGTAAATGCAATGGACGGTATCAACACCCCATACAACCAGCCAAATAGAGGCGTTGTCTGCACCCTCTCCGCCGGCATCGATGATGTTGCGGCCATTTTCGGCAGACTTGTTTGAGAAGCGCGGCGCGAAGCCCATGAAACGTTCAGGATTGATGTTTCCGTCTTCATACCACAATGTATCAGCCATTTTCTGACCCATTGATTCGATGAACGGGGCTTCTTCGGACATCAGCCATTGGGCAGAATTGCCATTCAGATTGAGCAATTTTTCATCAACTAAAGCGCGCGCGCCCAGTTCGCCCATCGAATCTTTTACAGAAACGACAGTTGATTTGCTGTTCGGAATACCTTTGTACAGGCGACGCCATGCGGTATCGGGCAAGCCGCCGCGAACGGTAGTAGTATGCTCGGTAACGCCGTTGGCTTCTACGACGACCATATCTTCCAGTTCATCATGTTTCTCAGAGAGAATCTCAACGATGTTGTGGATGATTTTGCCGTCTTGACCCAAGCGGGCGGTAACGTCTGCGAGTGTAGGATGGCGTGAGTTCAAGGTTGCCATGTTTTAACTTCCTTTCTTATGGATTAAGATTTTTGGTGTTTGGGAAAAGTGCGCGGGCGTCGCTGTTTTGCGGCGCGCCTGTTGCCGATACGAAACCATCTTCGGAGATGGCTTTGCCGACACGGTAGAACAGGCGGATAACTTCGGGGTTGTTCCCTAGTCGGCTTTCGTTCAGCAATGTTTTCAGTTCAGGTGTAGCGAACTTTTCCATTGCCTTTGCAGCAACCGCCATGTTTTCGTTCAGTTTGTCGCCGCCAAATTCTGCGTCTGCGCGAGAGGCTGCAGCCCATTCGGCACTTGCTTTTTCAACGGCTTTGATTTGTTGTTGCGCCAAATGCGGGGCAATTTTGCCCAAGATGATGTCAGCCTTTTCTTGAGACAATCCCGCCTCTTTGGCGGCTTCGGCGTAAATATCGATGGTTTCTTGGTCGTACTCCATGCCATCGGGGGCTTTGAAGTCGTACTTTTCGGGAACTTCAGATTCGGGGGTTGCTTCTTGTTTACCCTGATCGCCCTCGTTGTTTTCGGGCAGTGGGGCGTCGCCTTGATTGCCTGCGGCGCCCAGTAAAGTTTCTTCAGGCTGGTTTTGTGGCTCCGCGCCATTGTCTGCGCCCGGTACTTCGTTCACGTCGCCTGGGTTATCTTCAATGCTCATCTTCACTTTCCTTGGTTAAAATTAGATGGAAATTTGGTGTCTGCTCAATAAGGGTTAGTAAGCGCAACCCCATATTACGTCGCCCCTCCTTAAATGCTGCGATGGTGGGCGTTTCGCTAAACGTTGACCGCCATACCCCCGCATCTTCAAGCAGGTTTCTAACGATACGTCGTCCGCGCTTATCTGACATCAGCCATTCAAAATCTTCACTTTGTTGCCTGAGTAGCAACTCGTCATTTTTTTTCTTGGCTTCCAGTTCGTCAAAATCAACGTGATTCATTTTATATATTCTGCTCCCGATTATATGCAGGGCTTATTCTGATAACCCTTGCGCCTGCGCTAAGGCTTGGGCGATGTTTGCGCCTTGCTCTGCCTGTTGTAACTGACTTGCCGCCGCCTGCTGTTGCGCGCGCTGCTCTCGCATTGCAGATACGTCATCTGGATTTGTCAGTATGCGCGGGTCAATGCCTAGCGAATCAGCGTATATCTCTGCCCACTTGTCGCCATTCAGATTGTCCAAAACTTCGGGCTTGATTTGAGCAACGGACGCAATCGCCCCAACAAATCGGTCTATGCTGTTCACGCCTATGGCTCGCTGCGCCTGCGCCAAGATAGAAACCAAAACAACATTGATATCTTTGTCGGCAATGGCGTCAGGTGGTGGCGGTAAAACGCCGGCATTAACCATTGCGTTGAAAGTAATTTCAATGAGCGGGTCGATAAGTTCGTTTTGCAGGCGTTCCAGTACAGGGCCTAACATCAACATCTTTTCTTCATGCCGCTCCGCAACCTCTGTGGCGGTCATATTTTGAGATTGCTGGGACACCATCAAAAACAGGTCGGCATAAAAAGCGGATTGAATCCGTTGTCGAACGTCGTTGATATCGGCAAGCAGCGGGTTTAAATCCAAATTGACATTGAACGCCGACCGTACCGACTCGCCTTGTTCATCGCCGTTGTGGTACAGGATTCCGCCCGGCAGGAAGCCCAGCGACTGCCCTTTCATGCTCGTCGGCGCAATGATTGGCGGGTTGACGGCATAATCAATCCCGCGCAATTTCATACGCTGATTGAACTGCAACTGTTTGACATCGCCCAATGCGGTCATGGCTGGACTGTTACCATAGACGTTGTTGTCGCTGATATCCCATCTTGGGCAGACTGCGGGGAATTTCAGGAAGCCGGATTCACGAAGAACCTTTCCATCCTCTGCGCCAACTTCGAGATATACCGACTTGTACGGCATATTCTTCGAGTCTTTTCGATTCAGGTCTCGTTCTCGGCGTGGTTCGATTGAGTGTATGATTTTGACTTTTTGGTCGTACTTCTTGTTTTCATACATATTGCGGGTTGATTCGCTGACGTTTTCAATGCCAAATTCTTCAACCGTTTCGCCGACGCTTTTTTCAAACTCACGGTAAATTGTGTCAACTTCCCCGCGCCAGTTTGTCGCAACCGCATATTCGCCGATTGTCAGCGGATAACATCTGATTACGTCTTGATAGTCCGGCAAGATAATACATGCCGCCGTTCCAAACGCCGCAAGTTCCTGATACATGGAATGAAGCGAGCCGTAAATATTGCTACGCTGGAACACAGACAGCATCATGTTTTCGACTTTAGCCAGCCACTCTTTGACTTCGTGATATTGATTCATCTCGTCATCGTGCATGGCTAATTTGAACCATGGACGGGACGGCGACGTGAGGCCCCCCATCAACCCGGCGGACAAAATATCTAATGCGCGGATTGGGGTGTTGTCGTAAATCTTGTTGTGCTTCTTCCTGCCGCTATTGGAATCGCCGTCAAGGAATCGCCCATTTCTCGGTAATATGTTTTCCGAGATTTCCCGCCAATGGTCCATCCAAGACGAACGCTCTGTCTTTAAAGATTCCCATCGGCGGTAAATATTTCTGCGTTGGTCTTCCATTTTTAAGCGCCCAGTAACGTTTGCTTGCCAAGTTTCAGGCTGTTTGGGTCAATACCCCCCACGCCTGTGAGCATGGTTGAGCCTGAACCCGCCGCGTCTTGCTGCTGCTGACTTAAAACAGATTGCGCGTCAGTTTGTTTTTGATTGGCGCGGTTGGTGTCAATATCAGCCTGCGCTTGGGCTTTTTGGGCATTTTCTTTTGCTTGATTTGCCGAATTGCGATTTGCCGCATCTTGTTTGTTGCCTTGATAAATCGAGGCGCCAACGCCTGCTGCGCTGACAATGAGTGTGGCGATTGGTATAGCTGCTGGCATATTACAAACCTTTCTGAAATATGATTTCTTCTTGCTGGAACTGAAGCCGCTCCAATAACTTGGCAAAATTACTACCCAGCTTCGCGTGGTATAGGACCTTTTTTGCGCCCGCCGCCTGTGCCGCCAACTCAAATTCATGCATAAGTTTTAATCCTGATCGCCCTGTTCGGTGTGATGGATGTATGAACAATAGGTCGTGTTGTGCGATTAACTGGTTGTAATGAGGATGGCGGGATAGGAAGCCTGATACATACCCAACAATCTCGCCATCTGACACGGCGGCAAAAGCTATAATCAGGTTCTGCGCCTCCAGTGTTTGATAGGTTTGGATATCCAGTTCAGGCGGCCTGTCTGAAAATTCTGATTCTGTCTCGCGCCAATGCAACGCCGACAGCTTGCGCGTTTCGTCAAAATGTTCGGATATTTTTACCGGCACGATTTCAATCATAAAAAAATCCCATTAATGAATAATGGGATTGTATTTCTTGGGGTGGTAATTATATGCAGACTTAGTGTATTTGATTGGTTATTAAAATAGCAGAAAGCCGCCTAATGGTTA